GCGTCGGGTACGTCTTCGAGGAGTGGCTCCGGGACCTGTCCCCGGGAAGAGCCAAGCAGATCTACCGGGAGATGCGCGACAACGACGCCGTGATCGGGTCGATGTTCTTCGCGCTGGAGATGATCCTCCGTAAAGCCACCTGGACGATTGAGCCCGCGGCGGGAAGCGGATCGGAAGGCGACGATTACGCCGACTTCCTGAAGTCGTGCATGGACGACATGTCCCACACATTCGAGGATTTCATTTCCGAATGCGTGAGCATGTTCGTCTTCGGGTTTGCTCTCTTCGAGACGGTCTACAAGCGCAGGCAGGGGCCGGACGGTAAAACGGCTTCGGCTTTCGACGACGGGCTGATCGGGTGGCGGAAGTTGGCGCCAAGAGCCCAGGAAACGATCCTCTATTGGATCTGGGATGAAGAAGGCGGATTGCAAGGCGCAGTCCAGTTGGCTGCCCCGGATTACCGAACGGTGTCCATCCCGATCGAGAAGCTGTTACTGTTCCGCACGACTTCGTCAAAGAACAGTCCCGAGGGCAGATCTGTTCTCAGAAATTGTTATCGTCCCTGGTGCTTCAAGCGGCGTATCGAAGAGATCGAAGCCATTGGCACGGAGAGAGACCTCTGTGGCATCCCGGTCCTGTACACGAGCAAGGAAGCCATGGACGCGATGGGCGGCGAAGCAGCGGCCCGGAAGCTCGTCACCGGAATTCGGGTGGACGATCAGGCCGGGGTAATCCTGCCGATCGCGTACGACACCAATGGAAACCCGCTCGTGAAGTTGGAGCTGCTGAAATCCGCCGGCTCCAAGCAGATGGACACCACCGCCATCATTGAGCGGTACAACCGGGATCTGCGGAACAGCATCATGTGCGGGTTTCTGGAGTTCGGCCAGACCCCAACGGGATCCCGTTCCCTACATCAGTCCGCCACGCAGATCTTCTTCCAGACGATCCGGGCGTTCATGGATTCGGTGGCCGGGGTTTTCAATCGAATCGCGGTGCGCAGGCTTCTGTCCCTAAATCACATGGACCTGAAGAAGAGCCCGCTGCTCAAGCCCGGCGAGATCGGGGTGAGAGACCTGGACGAGTTGGCGAGCTTCATCGCAAAGTGCTCCGCTGCCGGACTGACTTTCTTCGACGAGCCCACCGAGAACTACATTCGCGCCGCAGCCGGACTTCCCAATCGGCCGAAGGATGACGAGGATGGTCCCCTTCTTCCCGCCCCAAGAAGAGCGCCGCAAGCGAAGGAAACTCCACAGGCGGGAAGCGCATCCGAATCCGACCAGGAGGCTCAGGAGCAACTGGAGGGCGTAGCGTGACGTACCAGAACTTCTTCTGGCTTGCCGCTGGAATCGTTGCGGTGAGTTTCGGCGGGTTCGGGATCGGGTTCCTTGTCTTCCTGTTCGTCCGGCTGGTGAGAGACTGGCAGCGATTCGACCAGGACCGCGACGAAATGAAAAAGCGCATAGAAGAACGGCTGCGCAGCGGCGCGCGGTTCACATCGCATCGTCTTCAGTCCAGATGCCCGTCGAAGTAATCCGCAAGGCGTCCAATCCGTCCGTCTATCCTCTCCTCGAGGCCGCGCTGAAATTGGAGGGGAAGATCCGCAAGGCGTTCCTCGAGGCGATCCTCGCTGTTCAGTCGGCGATCGTCCTGGTGAAGCTGGAATCCGCCATACGGTCGGGCGATGTGGATCGGGTGATGCTGCTCCTGGGACTCGCAGATGCATTGCGGGGCATCGGCGTTGCTGCCGGCATCACGACGTTCAGCGAGAGCTTGCAATCCGCGTTCTTTCTCGGCGCCCAGACGGCTTTGAAGGCTTTACCGCCCAAGATCGGCGTGAGCATGTCGTTCGATCTGCTCAACCCGGAGTCGGTGAAATTCCTTCAGAAGTACACGATGGATCTGATCCAGCAACTAAGCTTGCAGCAGCGCCAGGCGGTGCAGCAGATCATCACCAGGGGTTTTATCCAAGGCGCGCATCCCTACGAACAGGCGCGCGAAATCAAGGATGCCATCGGGCTTACCGGGCGGATGGAACAGGCGATTACGAATTACCGGGCGGCACTGGAATCCGGATCGTCCACGGGATTGCAGGATGCGTTGAACAGGGCGTTACGGGACGGCCGTTACGACCCCACGCTCCTGAAGGCCCTGCGAGATGGCGGCAGGCTGACCCAGGCGCAGATTGACGCAATGGTGGACCGGTACCGGGAGCGCTACTTGCAGCACCGGGCGCGCAGTATCGCTCGAACCGAATCCATCCGGGCCAGTGCAGCGGGGCAGCAGGAACTCTGGCGCCAGGCTCAGCAGGAAGGGCGAATCCCCCGTACTGCGTTACGCAGATGGATCGCAGTAGGGGACGATCGCATCTGCCCCATCTGCCGGGAGTTGCACGGGAAGAAAGCAGCGATCAACGGGGAGTTCGCTCCCGGGATCGAGTACCCGCCGGCGCACACGACTTGCCGCTGCACGCTTGCCCTTGACGCGCAGAGCATGAAGACCACGGCTGTGGCATGAAACTACAGCACATCGAATACCTCCACAATTCGGATCTGCCGGAGAAGGTCAGGGCCGGTATGCAGTCGGACGCCATGCAGACGGTGTTCCGCCATGCCCTGAACTCCCATATGCAGGCCGGATCGTCGGAGATGAGCGCGTACGTCAAGGCGTACCGGGACCTGGAAAAGGCCGGGTTCACGTACGTCGATGAAGAGCGGAAATGGGTCGAGAAGACCTCGCCCACGATCAACGATGTGCATGTGCCCGGCCCTATCGGAGACGACAACGAGGAAGACGATCCGGCCGGACCGGCGCTGAAGCGGTTCATCCCGCCTGTCGAATGCGCGCAAGCGGCGCGCGCTGCGCTCGAAGCCAACCTGTCCGTTTCGGACCTGACCGAGAAACTGGCGAAACGGGAGGCCCTTGAAGAGCCCCAACTCCGGGAGATCACGGAGTTCTTCGCCGATAGTTCCGCCGCAAGCAAGTTCGAAAACGTCAGGCAAGCATACGGCGGCGGCCATGCGGCAAAGTGGGCCACGCGGGTCTTGGGCAAACTGGACAAGCAGCGTTTCGAAGACATCCAGAAGAGCGGCAACGGGGTGATGCTGTCGTTTTGGCTGTCCCCGGACACGGCGCAGAAGCTGGCCATCGAAGGCGGCGAGCCGGCGGACCAGATGCACATCACGCTCGCCTACTTCGGGAAGCTGGAACTCACCGACATCCAGAAGTTGGGAGCGCTGGAAACCGCGGTGAAGGCGTTCGCCCAGGAGCACGCTCCGCTCTCAGGCACGTTAGGCGGACCGGGACGCTTCAACGCCACGGAGCACTCCGACAACAAGGATGTCTGCTTTGCGTCCTTCGACGCGCCGGGCATCCAGGAGTTCCGCGCGGAGCTGGTCGACGCGGTCGAGAACGCCAGCGGGCTTGCGGTGCGCAAGGATTTCGAGTACACCCCGCACTGCACCATCGCCTACATCGAGCCGGGCTCCGATCTCCCTGTCCAGCGTGTCGAGCCCATCCCGGTTACGTTCGACCGGATCACGCTTTCTATAGGATCGGCCCAGAAGGAATACCCGCTGACCGGGAAGGACGCGGAGTCGATCGAGAAATCCGTGGGCGGCAAGGTGATCGAGACGGTGGAAGTTGCGCCCGATCGCTTATGGGTGAACACGCTCGACCCGGGTCCGACCGAGTGCGCGGTATTCTGCGATCCCCACGGCGAGAAGATTCAAGTCGGCGACTCGCTCTGGTGGCAGGGCGCTATCTGCTACTGGACCCCGCAAGATCGCAGCCGGACCGATGTGAAGCTGCCGAAGATCGGCTACTCGGGCGTGCCGCGACCAGACGTGAAGAAGGGCGAACACGACGTAGAACTCTCTGCCGAAATCATCAAGCTCGATAGCGCGCAGCAGATTGTATTCGGCTGGTTCTCCGTGGTGTCGATCGATGGCCGGCTGGTCGAAGACACCCAAGGCGACATCATCACCGAATCCCGCCTGGAAAAGACGGCGTACGACTTCGTGTTAAACGCCAGAGTTGCAGGCGAGATGCACGAAGAGAACGAACGCACGGGTGAAGTCCGGGGCGTCGGAAGACTGATCGAAAGCTGCGTCTTCACGAGGGAGAAAGTGAAGGCCATGGTGGATTCCCTGAAGAAACAGGGCATCGACGCGACCATCGATCTGCACGCCGTGTGTTGGTGGGGCGGGATGAAGATCGACGATCCGCAGACGTGGAGGAAGGTTGTCACCGGTGAATTGCGGGCGTGGTCTATCGGCGGCGTTGGTAAGAGGCAGGAAGCGCCGCCCAGCGCATGAGCCGCTTCAAGACGTATCGATCCGTCTCAACCCGGATCAAACGCTTCCGCAAATGGATGAACGCCAAGCGCCGGATGGAACGCGCGGTGGCGCGCGTGATGCGCAGCGCGAATCCGTTCTGGCAAGTTCATCTCCCCGTTTCGAGTGATGCCCGCGCGCGGAGGTTCATCCGCAACATGAACCGGCTTCGCCGCATTGATCGCAGCGTCTGAGCCATACCCGAGTTTCCGCCATGCCTAATTTGCTCACCGAATTAAGACTGAACGAAGTCTCGCTGGTGGACAAGCCCGCCAACGCCGAGAGAGGCATCAAGCGGGCCGTGGTAGCGCTGTGGAAGCGGGACAGCAGCTCGTCTGCTGAAGACGAGGACATCCTCAAAGCTCTCGAAGGGCAGACGGTCGATGGCAAGGTTTTCCCCGCCAGCGACTTTGCCTACGTGCCGGACAAAGACCACCCTTCAACGTGGAAACTCCGGCTCACCAGAACCCCGGGCGGCGAGCCCGACCCGGGTATTGTCGGCGCGGCGATCGCTGCGCTGGGTAAGGGATTCCGCGGAAACAAAGTGCAGATACCGGAGTCTGCATTGCCCGGAGTCAAGGCCAAGGTCCGTGCGGCGTGGAAGAAATGCCATCCCGACGCGGCCAGTGACGATCTGCCGGAGGTCCTGAAGGGAGAATCCACGATGACGATCGAGGAAATCCAGAAGCGCATGGAAAAGCAGGAGGCGGACTTCGCCGTTCTGAAGGCGAACAACGAACTCCTGCAGAAACAAAGCGACCTGGTTCTGAAGATGTCGGACAAGGAAGCGAAGGCGTTCGCCGGCATGACTCCGGAGAAGCGTAAGGAGTTCATGGGGGCGGACGACGAGAAGCGGAAACAGATGATGGAGGCGTGCGCGAAGTCGGATAACGGCTCTGACGTCATCCCCATCGACAAGGAAGCCCGGGAACAACTCGCCGTCGAAAAGCGGGAGCGCGAAGCCCTCGAAGCGAAGCTCGCGAAGGCCGAAGCCGATCGCAAGGCCGAAGCCGACCGGCTGCAAAAGGCGGAAGAGCACATCGCTGACATGAAGAAGCGGGACCGGCTAGAGCGATTCGCCAAGATGGCGGAACGCGAACTGCCTTACACCGCCGGAACGCCGACAGAGAAGGGCCAGCGCCTGATGAAGATGGCGGACACGCTGGGCGGCGAGGATTCCGACGACTTCAAGGCGATGTTCAAGACCATGAAGGACGCGGATCAGACCCTCCAGAAGCACTTCGTCGAAACCGGCACCTCGGCGGGCGCGGTGGGAGCGGAAGCCGCCATCGAAGCCGCAGCCGCGGAACGGATCAACAAAGCGGCCGGCGACGGGAAGAAGATCACCAAAGCTCAGGCGTACCGCCAAGCGCTGCTGAGCAACCCGCAACTGTACGACGACTACGACCGGGAGCATCTGCGGTCCGGCGCGCCCTCGGGGAATCTCGCGATGCGCTAAGCGCGCGAGACTCCCTCACTTCCATCACACGAGTCAATCACAGGAGACACACGACTCATGGCATTTGAAAATCTCACCGGCCCTAAGTCCCTCCAGGCTTCGGCGGACTTGTCGGCCTATCAGTTCCGTTTCGTGAAGCTCGATTCCAACGCCCAACTCGCCCTGAACACCACGGCGGGCGGCAGAGTCCTCAGCGTCTTGCAGGACAAGCCTACCGCGCAGGGAGAGCCCGGCCAAATCTGCGGGCCGGGGTCGCACACCAAGATCAAAGCTGGCGGGGTTATCGCCGCCGGCGGGCTCATCGCGAGCAGCAACGAGGGAAAAGCGGTCGCCGCCACCACCGGCGCCCATATCCTCGGGTATAACGCCGGGCCGGTAAGCGCGGACGGCGACATCATCACCATGGTTTTCCAGCCGGACGGGACGCTCTAACCGGGAGTTCCACCGCATCCCACAGGAGGCTTAAACAACAATGCCTATCCCAACTCAGGCAGATGTACACGTAAATAAACCCCTCACCATGCTGACGGAAGCGTATCTGGCGGACCAGACCGATTTCGTCAGTCAGACCGTGTTTCCGCCGATCCCGGTCACCAACAAGTCGGACGAGTACTTCCGGTACAAGCGCGCCGACTTCTTCCGCCGCACCATGCAGCCGAGAGCCCCCGGCACCGCGGCCGCGCGCGCCGGATACCGCCTGGACACCGCGGAATACAACGCGCGGGAGTACGCCCTGGGCCACGCGATCCCCGACAGCATCGCCCGCAACGCGGACAACATGCTGGATCTCGATCGCGCGGGCACGGAGCTGCTTACCCTGCAAGCCATGCTCGATCGCGAGTACAACTGGGCCGCGAAGTATTTCGTCGGCGGAGAGTGGACCACGACGATGACGGGAACCTCGGGCGCCGCGGACGCCACCCACGTGAAGCAGTGGGACCTCGCCGGCTCCACTCCCATCGACGATGTGCTGGCCGGCAAGGAAACGATCAAGCAAAACACCGGTAAGGAGCCCAACGTCCTCGTGCTGGGGTACCGAGTCAAACAGCGTTTGAAGAGAAACGCCACCATCATCGACCTGCTGAAATATGGTCAGACCGCGCCTGGTCCCGTGGTCGTGAAGAACTCGGACCTCGCGGCAGTGTTCGAAGTGGACAAGGTGGTTGTGATGGGCGCCATCCAGTGCACGTCCGCCGAAGACGCCGCCGCGGACACCTTCGATTTCATCGGCGGCGACAACGCGCTCCTGGCCTATGCGGCTCCCAGTCCCGGACTGATGGTCGTATCGGCGGGCTGGACGTTCAACTGGCAGGGCTTCGGAGGCTCCATGCCGGGCGGAACCGGATGGCGGATGAAGAAATACCGCTGGGAGATCGAGGAATCGAACATCCTCGAAATCCAGCAGGCTTACGCCTTCGGCCTCGCGGCTCCCGACCTGGGCTACCTGTTCGTAGACGTCATCAGCTAAGAAGTGCCCGCTAAGGTTTGACCATGACTTTCGTGTATTGCAGACCGCATGTGAAGACGATCTCCCAGCAAGACAGGTTCGTCGTACGGACCCACAGGGGGATCAAGACAGATCGCGGCCTGATTAAGGAAGGCGAGGAATTCCCCGCCGACATCGTTTCCGAGTACTGGCTGCAATGCCTGTATGAGCAGATGCAGATCGACCTGATGCCGGGCTCGCGCCCGGACGCAGAAGCTCCACAGGCGCAAGAAACGGGCGAGAAAGCGCCAGGAGAACAGAGCAAGCGTGAAGAGTCCGCAGCCTCGCGGCCGGATTCCCCGCAATCGCCGCAGGCTTCGCAGCCCGGCGCTCCTGTTCCAATGGTCTCGACTCCCGCGGTTTCGCAGGCTCCCAAGCCCGAACTGCCGGAGAATCTCAACGTTTTGACCCGGAAACAGCTACAGGAATTGTGCGCAAGACATGGTCTTGGAAGCGACGGAAAGACTGACGACCTACGGGCGCGTCTCACCGCCCTGGTGGCCTGAAGTCTGGATTGTGGCGGGCGGACCATCTGCCCGCTCATTCGATTTGAACCTGCTGAGCGGCAAGACCGTCGTAGCTGTAAACGACGCCGTCTTCCGCCTCGAAGCACACGCTTTCGCGGTGGCGCCGATATTGTCGATATGCTCTCTCGACAATACCTGGATTCGGCGCCACCGCGATTACCTCTCGTCCTTTGCAGGCGAGAAGTTCTTCGCCCTTCCATTGGAAACGTGGCCGGACTGCGCGCGGATTCCGGGCGCAACGTACTTGCAGTGGTCTCACCAATCCGGACTGAGTGAAGATCCTGGATTCCTTGAAACCGGCGGGCACTCCGGGTATGGCGCCGTCAACCTGGCCTACCTGAAGCGAGCCCGGAGCATTCATCTGGTGGGATACGACCTCGATCCTTCGGAGAAATCCCACTTCGAGGAATGGGCAAAGGCTTACGGCAGCATGATTCCTCAATTACAAAAGCGCGGAGTGGCCGCGCACAATCACAACCCGAAGTCGTTCATCACCGCTTTTCCGAAGGTCCCAGCATGACTAAACGTCTCGGTCTTTTCTTCGCCATCACCGTCCTGCTGTCGGCGCTCTCTCTGTCTGCCCAGACGGTGGTAGTGGGGATCACCGGGGGATCGGGCGGCGGGGGCGGCACGCAGGAAGTCCAGAAAACCGCGTTCACGCTCTCCGAAGCGGATCTGCTCGCATTGGATTCGACGCCGATCAACGTCATTCCAGCGCCCGGCGCCGGAAAGCTGCTCGTCCCGGTGGCGGTGTCTTTCCTGTTCCCCGCTACGGGCACGGCTTACTACGGCGGTGATTTCGTCTTTGACATTGTCGGAGCGGACGATGCTTCCTTCCACCTCAATACCGCAGGGCTGCTGAGCCAGCCTGGCAGGACGTTTTGGCAAGGGGCTCGCGATGGCGTGTCCGATGATTCGGACTGCACCAACCAACCTCTACGACTCCGCACCTTCGGTTCCTGGAATAGCGGGCCAATCACGGCTGCGGAAATTGTGGATGGAGGCGTCGATTACCATGTAGGCGATCTAGTAAGCACGAATACCGACATAACCCGCCCCGTCATCCGAGTCAGCGCTGTAAATGGAATGGGCAGCGTTACCGCGCTGGTAGTGGACTCGGCGGGCATCGTGACAGCGGGCGCTGGCGTTGGCGCGAATCCTTACGGCAATGTCTCCTCCTCCGTGGTGAACGCGGGAGGCGCGGCGTTCGCTCCCGGAGACACATTCCGGATTGACGGGAGCGGCGATGTGGCCGCCGAAGGCGAGGTCGATACAGTCGATGGCGGCGGGGCGGTGACGATGTTCCACCTCACCAACCTGGGCACGCTCTACATGAGCGGAACGGGAGTCACCACGACGCCGCTCTCCGGCGGCGGAAGCGGGCTGACGCTCGACATCATCGCGAATACCGGGAGCGGGCTCACATTCAACCTCACCGTGGCTCACGGCACGGGCCCGGTGAAGGGCGTTGTTTATTACTCGGTCGCCAATTTCAACTAAGGAGCCAGCAATGCTTGAAGCGCATGAACTCTGCCGTACAATCTCCCAAGCGGAACTGCTCGCGTTGAGCGATTCCCCGATTACTCTTCTTCCCGCGCCAGGGGCGAACCGGGTGTATGTCCCCGGGCCTTTGACGGCGGCCTTCAGTCTTGATGGGACGCCGTACTCCAGCGGTCAACTGATTATCGACGTGTCTGGCGCGGACCCGTCGAACTTCTCAGCGCAGGCCATTGATCTGACTTCCGAGCCCGGCAAAGTCACCTGGATGCAGCCGGCTACCACGGCGTCCGATCAGACGGATGTCCGGGACCAGCCGCTGCGCCTGCGTTCCTTTGACTCCTGGAATTTCGGGCCGATCACGGCATACGGCATCAATCAACCGGGAGTGGACTACTCGGTTGGAGACCGGATCTCCGGAAATGCGGGAGGATTGTTCGAAGTCACTGCTGTGGATGCCAACGGAGGCGCTACGGCCCTGGTTCCCGCCACAGACGATCCGACGCGGCCATTCGTATCGACGGGCGGCGACAACCAGTCCACGTTCAACGTCCCCGGGGAATCGCCGGGAAGCGGCCTGACTCTCGATCTCACCGTCGCTCATGGAACAGGCAACATCCAACTGCGCCTGTTCTACGGAATCGCGGATCTCAACTAATCGGAAAAGCATGAGCATGATTAGCCGCACAAAGCGCTTCGCCGTTTTCTTTGCCTCGATTCTCCTGGCAGCTTTCCTGGCGATGCTGCTGCCTATCTTCGTCCAACACGATGCAGCG